TTGTGTGACAAGCCCGCGGATCTCCGTCATGATCGCCTCTACGTTGAAGTCAGTGATTCCTTCATAGAGGTACTTGTAGAGTGAGCATCCAAACTCAGGGTTAATCACCCTTTCGCCTGGAATCCATGAGAAGATGTTCCTGAGAGAGTTCTTTATGGCTTGGACGTTGACATCATGCTTCAGCTTGTACCGTGAGTTCGCCTTCCATAGCGAAAGTGACAGCTCGAAGTCTTCGTAGAGCTCAAAGTAGTAGTAGAGTTGTTGGCGGTCGGCATCAGTCAACTGCTCATAGACGATCTTGTCTTCTGAGTACGCGCATTCTGCATTATGCTCAGCAATCATGCCAGCAAGATGCTTTAGCTCATCGTCTCGGCTTGGACGAGGATATGAAGTTGGCTCGGACTTCATGCTGAAGTCACGATAGACCTCAAGTCCAGGCTTAGCTTGTGTCGCAGCTGCAATATGGACAATCTTGTTAGCCATTAGGTTCTTGTCAAGTAAGATGCGCTGTACTGGTAGTATGATGGGTGGCTCGAGCAATAGCCGCTGATGCGTAGCTTGTCGCCGGCCTTGAGGATCAGCGTAACGTTCTCGTACGTCATGGCTGAGCTATAGGCAGATGGCACTAGTTGATGCCAGGAACCATCATAGTAGATCTCAAAGTTGCGGGATGTCGTATTACCGCAGCCGCTTGCTTTACCTAGTGTGACGGTACATGTGACAATGCAGTCTGAGCTTGCCGTGAAGAATGTCACATACCCACTTATGACTTTACCCGACTTAGCAGCATAGTTGATTTGACCGGCAGTGTACTTCAACTTTGAACCTGAGTCGATAGTAGGGAAGTCTGTGATGTCAGCACAGACATGCTTATGCCCAAGTCGCGAGTACAAGCTGTCGTGGTTGTGCCCAAGTTGTGAGTAGCGCTCATCATGGTTATGCCCAACATTGGACTTGCCATCAAGTGCCGACTGCAAGTTGTTGACGTCGGCGATCGCGTGTGTGTGGTTCAATGGAGCAAATGATCCGAGACTTGTTCCAAGGCCATCAATGTCTGCAACTTGATGCCTATGGCCAACATTGGACTTGCCGTCAAGAGCAGCTTGAAGCCCATTGACATTGGCGATCGCATGGGTATGGCCAATCCGCGAGCAAGTGTCGACTTGGCCACTGAGGTAGTCGATGTTCCGCTGGTGCTCGGCAATGTTAGCGGTATCGGTTGTGACACGAGACGACAGATAGTCGATGTTCAGCTGATGCTCAGCGATGTCGGCCGTGTTGTTGGCGATGTTGGTCTCGTTGGTTGTGACTCTGCTGCGGATGCTGGCGATGTCTGAGTCATGACCATTTAGCCGACCGGTATGGTTGTCCGCAACTCCGCTTAGATAAGCGATCTTAGATGTGTTGATGTCAATCGTTGTGCGGTTGCTGAGGATGTCGGTGTGGTTGTCAACAGTCTTGCCAGAAAGGGTGTCGAGGTAAGCGTCATGGCCATTTAGCCTGGTCGTATGATCATTGATCATCTCCCTGTTGTCTTCAGCATAGCCAGAGAGCCATTGGATGTTCAGCTTGTTAGCGTTGATGTTCGCAGCATTGTTCGCGACGTCGACGGCAAACCCATAGTTGCTGAGGATGTGGTTAGAGGCTTGATGGTCTCCAGTCTTGTTGACAATCTCACCAAATCGGCGCGCCATGGTGTCTACTGACACGCTGTAGGAGATAAGGTGTGCTGGCGCTCCTGGAAGATGCCCTCCAGGTGTAGTATGAGACATCAAGAGGTAGTCTGTAGCAAGAATGTCAGTCGTCGCTGACAGGTTGTCCAGCTCGGATAGGAATTTTCCTGAGAGAGTCGCTGCCATTGCTGTAGTCCAATCGGGTTTAGTTTTAGCTATTTACCCAATGGAACTAGCAAGACTCAGCATCAGTTTGATGCAGCAGCTGTCATTGTCTTAGGTCCAGGAGCAACTACGTCGCCGGACTATGTCTCGACGTGGACGTGGTTGAGCAGCGAGACATTAGCGATCTTGCAGTCGCCTGAGCCACCGGTGATGTTTGTCGTCGAGCCGTTCATTGTCACATTCGAGCCGTCGACCGTGATGTCCGTGCCATTGATCTTGATGGTTGGCGACTTCATGCTAATGCTAGTAGACGACTCAATCGTCATGTTGCCGCCCTTGTCCATAAGGATGTAGCTTGTAGTGCCTGAACCAAGGTCTTTGATGCGGATCTCTAAAGTTCCGGCTTTGCAGTTTGCTTTGACGAACTGCTGGCTCTTTGAGGCGTTGTCAGTCAAGACTTGCTCGTACGTGCTGTCCTTGACTGACGTATGCTGAGTGCCAGATACGTCTGGATTGGAGAGGCTGTTGTCAAGAGTTCCGACTTTGGTGTCAGCTTCGATCCGCATGCCGACTTTAGTGAGGCCATCAATAAGATGTTGCTCATATCTGCTGTCATGGGTAGATGTGCGCTTCAAGCCATTCACTTTGAGGATCTCATCATTGATCTGCTCAACATAGAGTCCAGCGGTTGTGTCCATGTTGCAGCTGCACATGGTGCTGATCGCAAGGCTTCCACCTTCACGGCGGAACCCATCGACTCGCCTGACAGCAGCGGCGCCTTCAAATGATGATAAGGTGTCAGTCACTAGATTGCCGACTTTCAGCACTTCGCCGCCATCGATTGACTTGAAGTAGTCGTACTTGGCGCTTAGCTCAATGCCGCTTAAGTTGGCGATGATCTTCTCCCCGTTCTTGTCATTGATGATGGTTGTGACAGGCGGGTTGCCAATCATGCTCGTCGTCTCGTGATTGGAGAGAGTTTGGACCTCGTAGTGGTTCTGGCGGTCCATCAGGATATGGTTGTCTAGGTCTTGCTTCTCCAGCTCGTGGTCGAACAGGACCAAGTCATTATGGTCGTAGTCGAAGTGGAACTGCGTTCCTGCCGATATGACGCCGTCCTTTGTGAGATGTTGGGCAGTGTTGTATTGGCTCAGCTCGCTATGGATGACATTTGTGAGTGGAGCGCCTCCAGCGACATAGTTGTGGTTGCTAAGGGTCTTGACTTCATCTGCAATGCCGAGCGAAAGGGCATCTCTGTTCCGCATGCCTAGCCCGTAGCCAGTATTGAGGTCGCATGTCAAGCCTGAGACATTGACGATGCCTGCGTTGCCATTGATGTAGGTGTAGAAGTAGCTGCTAGTTGATGTGTTGCCGTCTTCAAGGTCGATGTTTCCTGGCTTGGTCATCTCTAGGCCGTTATGCTCTTTAGCCTCATAGTCGATGGTTGACGTCAGCATCTCCTTCTGTTGAGGGTTTGCTGTCGTGAGGCTGTAGGCACTAGTCTAGTTGAAGGATGAGCTGAGTCCAAGGTTGCCAGTCTTGTCCATGTTGAAGCCATCTGCATAGCTGCATTCGTCTTCAATGGATGAGATGACTGCTTCGTTGGTCTTAGTGTTCAGGCCATTGAAGTTAGACTCTGACTTGTTGTTGTGGACAGACGCGATGCTCTTCTAGTCAGGAACATGCATCTTGAACTTAGATGCGTAGTTCGACTCATTGGAGCCGTTAGTGTTGACCGCGGTGCCTTGCTTGAGGTCAACCACATTAGTCTGGAACTCGTCCGCGTAAGTGCTGAGCTCTCCAATGTGGATCTGCCCATAGTTGTTCATCACATCATAGTTGTCGTTCTGGGCGGTAAGGCCTGATGTGACGGTTGTCGTACGCTGCTCAGCTGATAGGACTTCAGTGTTGTTGAAGTTGCTGATCTCGTAGAGGTGGGTGCTGGTTGACAGCTGGCCGTTCTTGTAGGCGTTGTCAAGTACAGCTTGGCAGTTGATGTTGCTGATCTCATTGGCGCTGACTTGCTCGCAGAGATGGCGGCCTGAGACGATGTTGTTGGTGTAGTCGACACTAGCGTCCGTGCGGATTGGGTCATAGACAGCGGCACTGATCTTGCCACTTTCATAGAACTCAAGGTGTGACTTGCTTGAAGTGATGAGATGCCGCTTTGACACTTCTTCGTCATGCGCCTTGATCATCTCATACTGGCCAAAGGCATTCTCTCCGCCGAGGACTCCGCCAAGGGTGAATGGCAAGTTCTGGTCGCCATTGGCAAAGCCGCAGAGGACTGTTGCGCCAATGTTTGGGTAGCTGAACACACCGTTGCCTTTGTTGCTGCCGGCGAACTACGGCGTGACTTGCATGCAGGTCGGCAGCTTGAGAGGCTGGTCTTTCCACTCATCTGGGTAGACAGACGGTATGAACACCTTCAGCTTTCCATGCGGAAGGTGCTTGACGACGGTGCCAAGGTAGAACCCTGTCACGCGTCCACCAGCTGGCGTGTCAACTACCATGCACTCAGCTCTTCAGCGTCTGGGCGATCTTAGCTTCGCACTTCTTGATCAGGATGTCTTTAAGAGCATCCTCAGCAGCGACGTTCTGGCCGTCAACTACGTTCTTCACAAACTTCTCGATGTCGGGTGTTTCCATTGCACTTGTCCTTACTTTCACATTGTTGCGGTGTCAACCGAGTAGCCAACCTTGAAGCAGAAGTTCGCTTTGACCTTCTTGCCTGCGTTCTTGGCCTCTTCATCTTGCTGCTTTTTTAGGTCAGCTTTGTCGATGGGCATGAGCTTGAAGCCATCGACTTCGACGTCAGATGCAGCTTTGGCATCAGCCTTGATTGGCATCTGCACAACGTCGTCTGCGGTGATGTGCGCGGCATGCTCTTTCCCAGCGAACGTGGTGAAGTATGCCTTCAGCTCTTTGGCCATGTCCTTCTTCAGCGCTTCAAGAGCCTTCTCGTTGTCCGCCTTGAACTTGTCGTTCTCCTTCTTGAGCTCTTCCTCGCGCTTAGTTGCAGCGTTGCCAGTCAGCTTCTGCTTCTCAATCTCCTGCTTGATGTAGTCATCACTGTAGAGTGCAATGTACTCATACGGCTTAGGGGAGATTGCGCCAACCTCGTACTTGCCGTCTTTGTTGGTCAAGTCGAAGATGACTTCCTTCTCGTCAGAGCGGTAGGCTTCAGGCTTGATGTCGCCATCGGCCTTCATGCCGCTGTTGACGATGATTGCGTTTGGCGCCTGCGTCTTGCCTGCGAGATGGAGTTTCGCCAGGATCTGCCCAGCGTTGACAGTAAAGAGTGGGTCTTTCTTCTCAGCCATCAGTTCGAGTCCTTGTCTGGATGTGTGTCAGCTTTAGCGTCCTTGAACTTGAGGTTCTTGAGCGCGACGATGTAGCAGTCCCAGTCAGTACGCTTAGAGTCGACCGCGTCTTCTTTGTTCTGCTCGCCGGTCTTGAGCCAGTCCTGCATGTTCTTGATCTTGCGGAGCAGCTGTCCAGGACCAAGGTTCCAATTGTTGTTCTTAGGGTCACCTAGCTGCTGCTTGAGGTCGTCAAGCCCGTTGACTCCAGGAATGAGCTTCTCGATCGCCTTGCGGTCCTTCTTGTAGATCTCATTAGCGATCCGGAAGAGGTCGTCGTGGAGCTTCTGGATTGCTTTCTGGGTTGGCGAGCCATCGACTGACTTTGAGCAGTCTTGGCGGACTTGCTTGAGCTCAGTGTCGGACATGCCAACGAACTGCGCTAGCTCGTCATCAGAGAGCTTGACCTTGGCAGCAATGCCTTTAGTGTCATCCCATTTGATCTTCTCGATCTCCTCGATCTCATTCTGGTTCGTCGGAAGGTCGAACTTCGGGACAAACTTGAGCTTGAGGTAGCCTTGGTCAATCAGCTCTTGGAGATGGTACTTGATGAAGTTGAACTTGACTCTGAGTGCAGTTGGCTTGACTCTTGCCTTCTCCTTAGCGTCGAGCTTCCCTTTGTTCAGCTCTTGCTGGACCTTGTCGAGGCGTGCTTTCAGGGCGTCAAGTTCTTCTTTGCCGTACTTCTTGGCGTCCTTCACCTTGTCAGCGAACTTGGTGTCAGAAAGGTCTTTGACCGCTTGGCGGACATCAGCGTCCTTAGTGTTGTCACTGATCTCCTTGAGGTTTGAGGCCTTATGTAGCTTCTTGACTTGAGCAAGGACTTCTTTGCGGAGGTCCTCAGTCGTCTCGTCAGCAGACTGCTCGGAGTAGTCTTTGTCCTGCAGCTTTGAATCAACTTCAGCAGACTTGGCCTTGAGCTCGTCATAGGACAGCGCTTTGAGAGAGACTTTCTTGAGTTGGTCTTTCAGCTTGAGGTCTTCTGGAGACTTGCCTAACTTCAGGCCTTTAGCCTTGTCTGCGATCTCGTCGACGAGGGCAGCACGATTGGTCTCATTGTCCTTAGCTGCAGTAAGCTGCTTCTTGATTGACTTCAGCTCATCAGCTTTCTTGGAGTCGAGCTCAGTGAGGTCCTCGACTTTGTCCTTAAGCTCCTTTGGAAGAGGGATCTTGGCTGAGTTGATGTCTTGGACAAGCTGCTTGATCTCATCGATGAGCTTGGTCTTGTCGACAGCCTCATCTTTCTTGGCTGAGCTGCCGAGCTCCTTCTCATACTTCCTGAAGGCAGTGTAGAGCTTGTCGATGAGCTTGCCGGAACGGAGCTTGGTCTTGATGACCTTTGGCTCGGCATTGCGGAGTCCATCATCGACTGCCTTCTTGTTAGTGAAGACCTTAGAGCCGCAGTTCTTCACTTCGGTGTCGGTGAAAGAGTCATCAGCCATGAAGGCGTCAAGCAGCTTTCCGGACTTGTCCTTGTCATTGAAGTAGTAGGCGATGTCCTTGAGACGCTGCTCTTGCTCTTCAGAGAGCGCTTCGTAGATGTAGTCGACGTCCTCAAGCACAAGACGCATGATGTCAACCAATGACTCCATGCTCTCTTTAGGGATTGCTCCGCTCTTGACAGCTGTGTCTTTCTTGAACTGGTTGTCAGCCTTGTCCTTCTTGTAGTCGTCATAGTTGTTGACGAGGATGACTTCATTCTTGGTGACCTTGTTTGGGTTCTTGATGCGGCCAAGGCCAGTCTTCTGGATGCCGTCGCTGACGAGGTCTGCGATCTCCTGCTTGTTGAAGAGCTCGTAGCCTTTGTCCTTCTTGTTGATCTTGATGCAGAGCGCGTACTTGATTGGCTTGAGTAGCGCTTTGCCAGTCGAATCTAGCTTGCCTTTGAGGTAGTTGATGAGCGATGGTGTGTCAATGACGCTGATCGAAGGATTCAAAGTTGGGTACTTTGTGCTGAACTGCTTCTAGACGGACGAAGGAAGCTTGCTTGCGTCGATCGTCTTGTAGTCCATCTTGTTCATCAGGTCGCCAACATTGAGGGTCTTGCCTCCGCCGCTGAACAGGCTTGTCGTCGTGAAGGTGATCTCGCCGAGCTGGTCTTTGGCGAACTTCTTGAGGCGCTGCCAAGCAGTATCAAGCCCAGACGCTTTCTGATCGCCGATCTCCGTTGTGAAAGTGATGTAGTAGCCAGTGATCTTCTCTCCAGCTTCTTTGGCGATTTCCTCATCTTCTTGTTGGCTTGTCTCGCAGAGGATATTATGCTCAAAGAGGACAGCCGTAAGTGGTGACAGCTGGACCGACTCCTTGGCTTTGGCGTTGGCGTTGGCTGTGTCGATGTCATCACGGCGCTTCTTGTACTCCGCGTCCTTGTCTTCTTTTGAGACCGGCTGTGTGAGTGGGACCAGCGTGTCAAGCGTCACCTTCTCCGCACAATCGGGGCCGCTGAACCATTGGATGTAAGTCTGGAGAGCTTTGAGAGCGTCTTCTTTCACCAAGTCCTCTGAAGTAGGTGTAGCCATGACGATATGCTGGCCGGCTCCCATGAACTTGGCTTTAGGGCCATCGCCTTCTACGGCAGAATTGATGATCTAGTAGTTCCCAACCACCTTCTTGGCCTCTTCAATGGCCTTGTCATGCAGATGGGCAAAAATGTTGTTCAGGCTGAGCTCGCAGACCGATGTTGTGTCGTTCTGCTCTTCAGCTGAGCGCGGATCTTTTTTGACTATGCCTGCCATATTTGGACTCTCTGCTAGCTATTTACTTCACAAGCGGCAGATCACCTGTACTCTATTGTACAGCAGTTTCACCAAATTCGGCGAATCAGGAGTCTTTCATGACAAAGTTGCGCATCATCACAAGGTTCTGGCGGTAGTAGCCATCCTTCGGTGAGATGAAGTGCATGATCTTTGAAGTTGCCCAAAGGCCTTCAAATGTGCGGTACTTCTTCTTCAGCTCTTCAAGCTTAGATGGGTCTTCAGACTCGCAGTACTTGAGGCTGCGGTCGACGTTGACTGCAATGAATGAGCCTGGCTTGCGAGTGATCTCTCCAGATGTGCTGATGACTAGCGAGTTGTCGTCTCGGATGGAGGCGTATGTGTCATTGTACATCTGGTAGTCATTGTTCCAGTATGTGCCAGACCGCTTGAACTTGAGCGTCGTGTCGAAGAACTTAGTGAACTTGTTGGCGTAGACGTCGCTAGGGAAGTGCTCATTGGCGTATGCCTAGACTTGGTCAGACTTCACTGTCCTGTCGACGAAGCGGTTATAGTTGTAGTTGAAGTCCTCAAAGTAGTGCTGGAACATGTTGCGGAGAGTCCCAGTACGAGGACATTGGACAACCGTGCCAAGGTTGATTGGGTCCTGCTAGATGATGTTCTCCGTGTTGGACTTGAAGAACGACACTACGACTGAGTAGGTGCCAGTTGCAGTGTTCTGGTCTTTGATGTTGAAGAGCTGGAAGCTGTCTTTGTACTCGTTGTAGACCACAAACTTAAGTGCGTCATCCTTCTGAGGATAGTAGTAGAGCTTGTGCAGCAAGAAGCTTGAAGTCGTCACTAGGTTGTCGTTGCCGTTGGTGATGTAGCGCAGCTTCACTGGTGTCTGGACGGAGTCAAATGACTTGCTGTCGACATTGAGCTGAGCTTGGCCGATAAGCGCCTTGAGGATGTCAAACACCGACTGTGGCCCAACGTCATGGTTGGTGTAGCTGAGCTGAGAGACGCAGTTGAACCAGTTGTTGCTGACTAAGGCGAAGTGGTATTGGATCTTGCTCTTCTCACGCGAGAGGATCTGGATGTTCTGGACAAGGAAGATGTGCCCAAACTTGTTGGTGTCATGGTACTTCTCGACGACCACTCCGCCATCGAACTTCTGCTCAAGCTCATTGAAGAACACTTGGCAGTAGACGAATGGCTTCTCCAGAAGGCGGTCGACGACGCCATACTGGTCATAGTACTCCAGCTCCGCGCTGATGTACATCTGGTTCAGTGCGTTGTCGTAGGTGAACAGGCTGATCTCCGCGTTGTCAAGTGCAAGCTCTTCCTCACGCTTGCCGCTGTTCTGAGTGAACAGTGAAGCTTGGAAGATGTACTTCTTCCCGGAGTACTTGAAGGACTGGTTGGAGAAGTCTTTCATCAGGTGTAGTCGTCAAACGCATTCATCTGCGAGACGATGTTCTCCACTTGGTCTTTGGGAAGGTACTTGATGACGTCTCCTGGATGTTTCATCTCAAAGACGTCCTTGACACCAACATTGTTGATCTTCATCAGCAGCCATGCCAGCCGAGGAGTCTGGTACTTCTTGTAGGAGATCAATGGCCAGAAAGCATGGCAGTCGAGAGGTGCCGACTCAAGAGCAGCCTCGTCAATGGTGAAGTACCAAGTGCTGTTGAGGTTGAACACCCAGTTCCCTCTTCGGTCTTGGTAGACGTTGAAGATGTTGTCGAAGTCAGTGATCTTGAGGTACTGCTTCTTGTCATCTTCGATGTTCAGGTCTTTGATCTTCATCAGCTTTCATTCCATTTCTTGACAACAGCCTCGCCAAACTTCGTAATGCCCTTCGACAGGATCTCCGCCATGTCGGAGTTCTCATAGCCAGTCTCCTTGTACGTGTCGATGTGGTTGTTGTTCTGGGCGTAGCTGTAGATGAAGTTGTTGAAGTTCGCTGGAAGGAGCGACTGGAACTTCATCGACACATGGTAGACGTCGGGGATCTTGATGAGGCGCTCTTTGAGGGCGTTCTGCACCAACCGCCATCCGGCGCTCGTCAGGTTGTTGTTCGTCTTAGGGTAGAGCTTTGAAGTCAGCCATTGCTGAGGCGGGTCACGGAGGACACCATCATACTTGACGTCGAACGAGCCGGCGCAAGCAAACAAGCGGTTGTATCCTTCAAGCTTGATGTCATAGAGGCATGATGAGTGCTGGAACAAGTTGTACTGGATCCATTTGTTGTTAGGCACGATCGTGTTGACGAAGATGAAGTTGTAGAGCGCGGCGTCTTGGTTGTCATTGAAGAGGTCGAACTTGATCTCGATCTCCGGCTCCTTGACTTGCGCGCCTTTCTCAGCATCCCACCAAGGCATGTAGTTGATGCCAACATTGCCTAAGATGCCATTGATCATGCCACCAATGAGAGGGATCTTGTTGAGGAGACCAGAGATGCGGAAGCCGCTTGATCCTTCCCATCCAGCAAGGCCGCTCTCTGACGTGTACATCGACTTGTTCGTCATGCCTGGAACTTCATAGATGTTCGTCGTGACACATGACTGCAGGCGGTAGTATAGGAGGTATGGGAAGTTGAGGACATACGCCTTCAGGTTCTTGTCTGAAGGGTTGTAGTTTGGCATCTTCACCTTCTCAAGGTCGCCCATGACGTCGGTGTAGAGGTTTGGGTTCTCCGTGCCAACAAGGTAGTTGAGGGCAAACCATGATGTCTTCAGCAGCTTCTCCGCGAAGCCAGAGTCGGTCTTAGTCTTGCTTTGCTCGTTCGTGGCGGTGTTGTTGTCCTTTGACTGAGTGAAGATCTCCTTGAACTTGTCCATCAAGTCATTGAAGAGGTTGATGCATTGGTCAAGCTTGGTGTCAGGAAGGAACTCGCGGATCTGGATTCCTGGAATGGCGTCAAAGATGTCGTCATAGGTGATGGACGCCTTTGAGCCAGCTTTGTTGTAGAGCAGCAGGTGGGAGATGTCATCCTTCATCAGCGAGGTACGGTATGAGCTTGGACAGATGTTGAGGCGCCCATACCCACCACCATTCTCTCGCTCCTTGCGGTAGGTGAAGAACTGTGGCGAAGCTCCTTTAAGCTCGTCACTGCTTGTTGCGGCGCTGTTGATCTTGGCGCCAGGATTCAGCACAAACGGCAGGAACTGCTGCTTTATGTTTCCAGGTATCTTGAATGAAGTTGACATCAGTATCTGCCTCTGTTGCTGCCGTTAGCGAAGGTCGCGAAGTTCGGCATCGTGTTTCCTGCTGGCTCGGCGATGATTGGCATTGGGACGTACTTGCGCTCGTCAAGCTTGCCGCTCATTGCTCCAAACAGCGACTCCATGTTCTTGTTCATGCGGTTCGTAGCATCAAGCTGCTCTTGCGCGAGCTTGTCCTTCTTCTCCCGCTCTTGCTCGAAGACGTTCTTGGCCTCTTGGACTTCCTTGTTGTCATCCTTGCCAAGGCTCCTGATCGCTTGGATGTCTCCAAATGAAGGCTCAACTACTTGCTCAGCGACATTGGCGACTTCTTCTGCTGGAGCTGGGCTCTGTACGATCTGGATGCGCTCAATGGTCTTTCCTGCGAGGAAGCCGAATGGATGTGCATCGGCAAGACTGAACTCCCAGTTCCACGGCTTGATCGAGTCATGGAAGTCAATCTTTGGCACCGGAATGGCGACCTCAGCGAGGCGCTTCATCATGCCGTTGATTGTGTCAATGAGACGGTTGACGACGTTCTCCAAGATCCAGTTCTTCAGGCGTCCTGGAAGCTCTTTGACATAGTTCCAAGCATTGGTGATCTTGTTCAGCATGCCAGTCCAGATGCCTTTGACCCAGTCTTTGACGCCTTTCCAGATGTCCTTGACCCATTTGACAGACTTGTCCCAAAGGCCAACAACCCATGTCTTGACGGCTGTCCACTTCTCTTTGACCCAGCCTACAGCGCCATCCCAAAGGCCGACGGCCCAGTCACGGACTGAAGTCCAGATCGCAACAGCCTTCTGCTTAGTTGACTCCCAGACTCCTTTTACCCAATTGACAGCGCCATCCCAAAGGCCTTTGGCCCATTTGCTGAGCTTGTCCCATAGGCCAATGACCCAATCTTTGGCTTTCTGCCATGTGCTGGTGATCCAATTGATGGACTTGTCCCAAATTCCTTTGACCCAATCAACAGCAGATTTCCAGATGCCAGCAGCCCAGGTCTTGACCGCGGTCCACTTCTCTTTGACCCAGTTGATGGCTCCATTCCAAACCTTGCTGATGAAGGCCTTAGTCGCTGCCCAACGAGTCTTGATGAAGTTGATCGCGCCGTTCCAGACCTTAGACGCCCAGCCTTTGACGGCCTTCCATGCCTTCTTGACCCAATTGATAGCGCCATTCCAGAGGTCGACAACAAACTTCTTAGTTGACTCCCAGACTCCTTTGATCCAGTTGATGGCGCCATTCCAGATCCTCTTGACCCAATCAACAGCGCCGTTCCAGACTTTCTTGACCCAGTTGATGCCTTTGTTCCACCATTTCGACACCCAGGCCTTGAAGTCCTTCCAATACTTAGGGAGCTTGACTGTGAAGAAGTGCTTGATCTGCCCAGCAAGCCAAATGACTTTGTTCTTGACCCATCTGTAGGCAAGATACAAGAGGACGCCGGCTGCGGCAAGAAGCACTCCAAAGAGCACCACCTTGGCGACCATCATCATGATCGGCATGACGACCCACTTCTTGATGAGCTTAGCGAACTTCTCCGCCTTCTCGAGGACTGGGTCAATGAGGTCAGCTAGCCGTTTGTTGAACTTGTAGATGAAGTTGATCTTGTCCTTGATCGAAAGGTTGCTCTTCTCTTCAGCCTTCCTCTTCTGCTTGCTCTTGAATGGGTTAATCGCGCTGAAGAGGCCGCCGATGAGGCGGAATGGAGCAGTGATGGCGCTCTTGATGCCAGAGCCGATAGCCTTGAACTTGTCTCCAATGAACTTGCCGAGTCCGGTGATGCCTTTGAAGAGCGCAATGCCTCCAGCGACGATAGCGCCAATGCCAGCAGTGACAGCTAGGAACTTAGCGCTGATGAAGCCACCAATAGTCTTGCCAAGAGTGCCAAGCTTCCCGCCAAACAGCTTGAAGGCGCCAGCAGTCTTTGACCAGATGAACTTGCCAATACCGCCAACTCGCCCGCCAATTGACTTGAAGCCAGCAGCGGTCTTCGCCCACAGTCCACCAGTCACCTTAGTGATCTTAGTGCTGAGGCTGTTCAAGCGAGCCATCAGGCTGCGGCGAGTGACGCCGGCGGTCTTGCCGACCTTGCCATCAAGCGCGTCGATCTTTGCTGACAGCTTAGTTGTAGACTCAAGGATCTGTGCGTTGATTTGGCCGACAACATCTCCGCTTTCGACTGCTGGAGCAGCTTGCATGACTGGCGCCGGAACTGAAGTTGCGGACTCAAGGACCTTCGCAAGCCGGTCAAACTGCTCCTTGATGAAAGTCTGCAGTGTGGCGAAGTTCGTCGCGATCGTCGAGTCTTGGTAGTCACCATCCTTGAGGTCTTCTTTGTTGAAGATGTTCTTTGGCTCTTCACCGCCATTGGCATCTTCCTTCTGAGCGTCAAGCTCAGCTTTGAAGAACTCCTTGAGCTCAGCGATGTCATCCTTCGTCGCAGTATTGTCGAAGAACGAGGAGATGACCGACACCAAGAGCGTCTTGAAGATAGTCGAAGTGAGAGAGTCTGTTGAGTCCTCAATCGCCTCGATGATGGCGTCCTTGACTTCAGCAAGCTCTTCATCTACGAACTTCTCCTTGACCTCATCCATCAAGCTGGCCATGCGGCCAAGAATGTTGTCCGATAGCTTGGAGTCTAGCTGCAACTGGTAGTCGCCATCGTCTTTAGCCTGCGCTCTGATTGCCTCAGATACGGCTGAGACGACTTCTTCAGCCAGCTGCTTCTCCTTAGAGCTGAGGCTTAACTTGAACTTAGCAGAAGACAGGTTCAGCTTGACCGCCTTCAAGTATGTGTCAGCGGAGCCAAATGTGTTCACTATCCTTCTGCTAGCCATAGATGCCTTACTTCTTGTAGAACATGACGTTCAAGATGTCGTTGATCGCCTTGAAGCAGCCCATGATGTCTTTCTTCTTGAAGCTTTCCCTCTCTTTCTTCTCCTGCTCCTCGATCTGCTTGATGTAGATCTGCAAGTCAATCAGCGAAAGCCCTTTCATTATCTGGTAGGGGTTCACCTTGTAGAGCCGGAGGAAGATCATCTCCGCCTAGATGATGTAGCCATACAGCATCTAGGAGATGTCATGGAACATCAAAAAAAACTTTCTGGGTTGCTGATCTCTCCTTTCTCGTGGATGTGGCGGCACTTGTAGCACTCATGCTTGTCGAAGGTGCGGTTCATCTTCTCAATGAACTCCTCGACAACGAACTTGAGCACGCCATTGTCCGAGTAGAGCACATCCTGTGGGAAGACATTCAAGATCTGCTCGCGAGCGCCTTGGCTGAGGCTGCTGAGGTCAACAGTACGCTCAACTCCTGACTCCTTGTTAGTAGCTGTGACGCTCTTCAGGAACAGGTTGATGTACTCCATGTTGCCCATGCTCTCATTGGTCTCAATGTCCTGCTTGCGGATCACTGGATGCTTAGCATGGTACGCCTTATGGAAGTTGGCGACTGTCCGGACTTGTGGATACTGGACAGTGAAGTCATACTTGAAGCGGCGGTTCTCATACTGGAAGTGCTTGTCTGAGAGGTCGAACTGGTCGAGGCGCTTGATGACGTTGTCAAAGTCAAGGCGGTAGATGTTCTCAGTCCCGCAATGCTCGCATGTGAACTTCACATCATTCTGGAACATGTTTGACTGGTAGAGAGCAATCATCAGCTTGATTCGGTCGAACTCTGACACCTCGTAGATGTCAAAGGTCTCATCCAACGCCACTTCGTTGATGATTCCACACTGGGCGTCGTAGACTACATCCTTGCGGTTCTCGTTCGCCGACATGATACGTGTCAACGTCTTCTGCTGTAGCACGCTGATCTCTTTGAACCCGTACTCCTTGCCGAGGCTGTTGATGTACACCCGGTTGACGGATGTTGCGAAGTCATTCTTGAACGCGTTGACCATTTCGGTCTCGCTAGTCGGCTTCACGGCTTGAGTTGGCACTGCTGGCGCAACTTTCACTTGGTCTTCTGTCTTGTCCATAACTTGCACTTTGTCCTTATACTTGGCCATGAAACTATTTACTTCACTGCTGCATGAGCAAAGAATGACCCCGGATGAGCCGAGGTCATTCGATCTTGAGGATGAAGGCTCTACCAATCAGGTCTTGTAGATGCCTCTGAACATGCTAGACTTCACCTCAGGCACAGCCTGGACGAACTTCATGATGACCTTAGCCGAATCCTTGTCCGACATTGTAGCGAGGGTCTTCAGGCATTCGACGTTCTGCGGCTTGTCAACGATGACTCCAAGGATCTCTTTGCAGCGGTCAAGGAACTTCTTGAAGAACTCTGTTGCGAAGAAGGAGTCAACATCAGCTGGAGGAACCTTTGTCCCACTACGGATCCAACGGTTGTTGTCATACAGCAGCTCCCACTTCTTGGTGTCAAGACTGTAGACCGCCTGGTAAGGGACTTCATCAGCGGTGAACTTGCAGCAAGCGAGGTAGTCGTCACGGTTGATGTCTTTCAGCCACTTGGCGATTCGTGGATAGAGGTAAGCGCTGATAGAGACAATACCGCCAACCAAAGCCGTCACTCCGGCGGACAAGCCAGCAAGGCCGACTTGCGCAACGATGCTTGACAGGACTGCACTTCCGTGGATGACTCCCATAATGGCGCTTCCAAGCATTCCCCACGTTCCAGGAGCAGCAACAGCTCCAACAGCAGCCGCCGCAACGCCTGCCGCGATGACGCTGTTCTTTCCTTGCTCTTCAAGCGAGAGAGGCGCATCTTTACGGAAGTTCGGGCAGAATGGGTTTCCGGTCATGCCAACCATGTTCTGCGGGTTCATGAAGTTGTCCCAGAAGGACTTGCCGTCAAGCGGTCCTTTGGTCTCCTTCAAGCTTTCAGTCTTGGCCTTCTCTGCGCCATCCTCTACAGACTTGAAGACACCATGCAGACGCTTCCCGTCTTCCTTGCTGAAGCTCGTAGCAGTCTTAAGCTGCTTCTCCAAGTCCTTGTCGTTGAACGCGCACCAGTAGGTCGCGCTGTTGATGTCAATTGTCCTGTCGTTGATCATAGGTTCACCATCTTTGCTGCTGAGTTGAACAGCGTCTTTCCTGTGCTGAGGAGCTTGTCCTTCCAGTTCTCCGTCGTCTTGAGCGAGGAAGTGACAAACATGAAGTCAAACCAGAAGGAGACATCACGTGTCATGATGCCATCTGGCTCTTGGGTTGGCTGCTGCATCTGGACCTGCTGAGGCCGGCATCCACAGAAGACGTACTTGATGTCACTGTGCTTCGTCAAGTCGATTGTGATCGTCGCTGTCGTGTAAGGCTAGACGTTGTAGCTCCAGAATGGCAGCGTGACCTCGCGCATCCAAGGGTAGAAGATCCGCTCATGCAGAGGCACATGCGTGTTCAAGATGCTCATCGTCAGCAGGTTGTTGTCTGGAATGACTGCTGTGCCATTGACAGGGAAGTCACCAAGAAGAGTCTGTGACTTAGAGCCGTCTGGGATCTTCAAGTTAGGGATGGTGATCTTCTGGACGTAGAGGCCAAGCGCAAGCTCCAATGGGCATACGCTCTGACCAGCGCTCTCTCCAACCCAGTCTTCTTTGCCTACGATCAGGTTCGATGACGCCAAGTACTCGAGGAAGGTGCAGTTGCCGGCGTCTGAGAAAGAGTCATGGTTGCCCTTGATGTCGGTGTCGTTCATGATCGACCCAAGAAGGCCGCCCGTCAGGTTGTTCGCCAAGTTCTTGACTGCGCCTTTAGCTGATGACACCAACGAAGCGCCAAGCTTGTCTAGCGCATCTCCGCCGCCCTCAGCCGATCCTAATGTAGGGTAGAACTTGAAGGTGACGTCGAATGTCGCAAGCGGGTCAAGGCGGTCAACCCATTTGCCTTCAGACGAGCTGAACTTCGAGAGGAAGTTCTGCAATGTTGTGCCGCTGCTAGATCCGCTTACTGCGTCTACTGCGCTGTTGATAGCATTTCCGATCGCGCCCATCAATTACCCCAAAAGTGAGTTTGCTGCGCCAAGGATGCCGGCCGCAGTTGAAGCAGCTCCAGGCGTATAGGTGAAGTCAATCAGCTTGCCGCTGATCGTGAATGTCTGGATGTCGTTTTGGTCGTAGCCAAAGTCAAGGCCACCAAGGTTCTCTATGCGGACTCCATTCAGCGTTATCAGACTTCCAGCGTAGTGCTTCTCGTCGCCAGTCAGCGCTTTGATGGTCATTGTGTAGCCGGAGTTCGCCAAGTAGTTCGTCGAGTCTGCAACCAAGAAAGCGGCTAACGCTGAGTAGATGTAGCCCTGTGCGTCGTTGATGACAGTCAGGCTGAACTCATGGTCGTACTCATGGTTGATCGGGATGTCAACCTTGCGGCCATCGTAGTAGACCTCAGTGAAGTTCTGGTGGACGCCTGGAAGCTAGATAGACTGGACAAAGAACGTGACATCCTCAAGGCCAGAGAAGTTCACTTCGAAGTTGTTCTTGACCTGGATGCCAAAGGAGTTGACGGTCTTCAAGAATGACTTGAAGCCTTTCTCCTTTGACAGCGCCGTCGTCAAGTTCGCCGCTGCGCCTAAAATGTTGCCTATCTCTAACGCCATCTTGTCCTGCTAGTCTTTAGGCTATTTACTTCACCGGCCAAGCAGCAAATGCAACAACAGCGCCAGCAGAGCTGACGCCGTCGCTTTAGGCCTAGAAGACTAAGTCAGATCACTTCTGGCTTGTAAGAGCACCGTTCTTGGACTCTTCGATCGTCCAATATGTGCATTTGAACGTGACATCGAAAACGGCCTTATCACCACCTTCGTAAGTCAGCGATGTCTGACCGACGTTCGAGATCTGCACGTTGTAGAACTTGTACTTCTCAATCACCGTCTTGTTGTCCTTGTCGAAGAGCTCGAGGCGGATGATCGACTTCTCGTTGACGCCGCGGTCGCCTTCAAAGACCGAGCCGCCTTCGATGTCAGGATTGATGACCATTCCCTGCCAAGCGAGAAATGCGCGACGGTACTCGCCGTTGACGTCCGCGATGACCTGCATTGTGATCTCCTGGTCCATCGTCATGCGTGTAGGGACGAGCGGAGCAGAATAGCCCTTGTACGAGACTTCAGCGTACTCGACTGAACGCTGAGGAACAACGAAAGACTGCGTCATGATGACAGCATTCTTCAAGACGTTGTCGATCTCATTGTTGCCAGATGTAGCGAAGATCTCGTACTGGTTGGTGCAACGGATGGTGTTCGACGTTGCGAGGTTCAAGAAAGTGTTGTATGCTGTTGCCATGTTAGGATGTCCTTCTAGAGTACCGTTTCTTAGTTTTATTTACTTCCGGTACGGGCGGACATCCATAGCCTGTCAACTTTTGCCTGGCTTAGTGCGTTCGACCGCGCTGTAGATGATCATGCGGTTGCGGTCAATTGTGACGATCGGCATGTCAGGGTTATCTTCAGCCGCTGCGACATAGTCATCAATCCAGGCGAAGATTGTGTCAGAGTCATAGCCATACTCGCCAAGCAGGTCAGCTATCAGCGTATGGTTAAGCAACAGCACAGTGTTGTCATCATATCTGCAGCCGACCGCTGCCATCGTCAAGTCGATTTCACCACTAGCCGTGCGCTTCCAGATCTCCGCGATCTTGTCGTCTTTCTCGCAGCTAGACCCGATTGTCGTTACGCCTAGCACGTTCCTTCGCTTACGCGACATGGCTAGCCTCCTTGGTGATGAGGTCAAACACTGCTTTAGCGAGCTCCGGCGTAGCGTCAACTACGACCTTGCTGCCATTGTAAGTGACGATGATCTTGTTTGGCTGTCCCTGGCTCTTCTTTAGGAAGGCATACACCGAATCGTCATCGTAGACGATCTTCCGGTTAGAGATGCGCTCTTTGATGGCGATCTTGCCAGCTTGCCCATAGTTGTACACTGTCATCAGCGATACGCCGAGCAGGTCCGCGACTTCTTGTCCTGTCATGTTGGTTCTCCTTAGTGGTCCTTGGTAAAAATGTACAGCTTCTCTTTGTAGTTGTTTGCCCTATTAGTAAGATGACCTTTCTTATTTGGGGTAAGCTCAAACTGTTCGCTCCAAATATGGCAATCTGTTGGTAGAAGGTCTTCACGAATCACCATGCCAAACACTCTACAATCATCCCGACTAAGGAATGTCTTGATCAGTGATCGGATGAAATCATCGTACTCCAGACGTGTTGCAAAGTCTCCGCATTCATAGCGCTCAACATTGTAATACGGCGGGCAGGTGAACATTGCATCAAACTGTTCAACTGGAACAAACTCCCTAGCGTCATTGCAATACGTCGTGGTGTTTGGTATCTTTCCCCATTTGACTAGCCGATCAACATTTGCCTTTGTTGTTGGTGAGGCATCATTGTAGATGTACTTTTCAATTCCAAGTGCGCCAAGCATTCGATGACCCCAACCTCCGCATGGATCATAACAGATCCGTACTCCGTACTTGTTGCAGAAGAAGTTCATGATTGCTGGGTTAAAGAATGAGTAGCCGTAGTGCATGCCGGCGATCTTGAATCCGCGCAGCAGCTCGATGTCAGTTAGCGCAGATTTGGTCTTCTTCAAATAGTGGCATCTGTTTGGTATGAGCTTCGCACGCACGATTGGATCACACCACATCATCTTCTCCGCACGATAGAACACATCTTGTTGGAAGTACTTCACCAAATAGTTGTACTGGGTGGTGTTAGACTGAAGCTCAGTTTGGTGCATGTTCTTAAACCATTCTAGCTCCTTACGCGCAGTTTCAGAATCCCAATCTACCATCAAATAATGATCATCACCTAGATCAATTCCAACATACCTGCATACATCAGCGATGTTCCACAGCTCAATGTAGTTCAACTTGTTAGATGCCGCAGTCTGGCGCTTCAACACGTCGCGTACAGTCCAAGTCTCAAGCGCATTGGCATAGTATTCAGTTCCGCCAGCTTTCCACTTTTGGACTACTTCCTCATCACTGTCTGAAGACGGATCGTATGGATGCCCACCATGTGTCCAACTTCCTAAGTACTCGATGTAGGTATCGGCACTTGGCGAATAGAAGTCACAACAGAATGGATAGGAGTCTGACTTGTATTGGCGAACAACATCGGGAAACTTGAAGAACTTCAGAATCTCATACGCGCAGTCTTCTGCTGATGATGTGTTCAGTGTACCGTTCTGTCGTTGGGTTTCAACACGCTTAGCGCTGTTGTTCCAACCGGCCGATCCGTGTCGCTGCAGTTTTGTTTCGGCGATCTTGGCGGTGTTCCAAATGCTTCCATACCGATCAATCTTTGTTCGCTGCGCTTGGTCAGTGTTGTTGAACGTTTCACACCCAAAGTGCTTTAGTCTTGTTGCTTTCTTCTGTTTGTCTATCTCACCAGCGCGCTCCTTTAGATCAGCAATCACATCCGGTATCTGGAATGCGTTTCGTATGCCGGTACCATACTTTGATTCAAAACCTCCGGCAACAGCATCACGGTACTCGGTTGAAGTGTACTGGCACTCGCGACAGCAAAATCGTTTGAACTCTGCATCAAGATGTGGCGGGTTCCAATTTGTTATCTTTCCGCCATGCTTGCATTTGCTGTTCTGACACACAGGAAAGTCCGTCAAATGATGAAGAACCCAATAGACTCTAGTACTGAGCTTATAATGTTCATCATCTAGCATTGGAGTGCAATCATAGATGTACTTCAGCAGATGTGCGTACTTTGGCTTCTTCGCAGCTTTAAGCATTCTGACATAGTGAATAGGATACGCTGCGGTTAGCACGCGAAGTTGTTCATCATAGTCTTGGTTGAACATAGTCTGATCCATAGTTATATTATACTCAACTTTTTAGTTGATGTTATGGATATCTGCAAGAAAGCATAACAAAAGCGGCGGTCCGAAGACCGCCGCAATGTTTGAGTGCTATCAAGCAGTCTTTATCAGACAGCCTGAGGGAACACTGTGCCGCCACCGCCCTGTCCCGGAAGGGTGATTGGGGATGGATCAGCGATGAAGTGGCGGTTGCCGTCCCACTTGTAGCCGTCAGTCACTCCCGTCACCTTCATGAAGTGATAGAAGTTGCGAGCATCCCAAGGAGAGCTCATCAGGCCGTAACGGGTGCGAGCACCGACGCTTGGCGTGAAGGTTCCTGGCTGGATGATCTTCTGCAGCTGCAGAGGAATGTATGGGCAATAAATTATACCGCTGTCACCAGCCATCTTGCCCTTGTAGCCCATGAGGATGTAGTCCATCTTGCCGCTCGAAGCGTAGCTGTCGCGGACGAGGAGCTGCTGGTCATCATTGATCAGGCCGACCTTAGCAAGAGCTCCGACACCCGTGTCAGGAACTGTTGGCATAGTAGCGCTGTTCTTGAACGAAGTGAACTTGTTCATGCTGAGCTGCTGGAGCAGAGCGCAGACACGAGGCGTGGTGATGACGAAGTTCGCATTGCCACGGCGCGTGCGGATTGCGATCTGGTTAGCCTCAACCGTGATCTGCGTCAGGAGCGTCGCGAGACGGCCCATCTGATCGAGACCATCAGCTGAAACAGGCGACCACTCGGAGACCGAGCCGCCGACGATAGCAGCCTTGACCATTTCTGTGACGACCTGGCGGTCGATTTCAGCGCCGACTTCGTAAGTGAGAGTGTTGACCATCTCACGCTCGACGTCGATGCCATGCATTGCCTGCATGTCCTCAGCGAGCTCTGGAGACCAGTGAGCAGCGAGCTTACGGGTCTTAGCTTCGACAGCGCTCTTCACGAGGCCGAAGGAGACCGTAGGATATGTGGAGCCGAGCTCAGCGTACTCAGCCGTGCCGAGTTCCTGGCCTGCGCCATTCCACTTGCCATTGTCGATGCCCGCATAAGCCTTCCATGCTTCTGCGTCCTTAGCTGCAGCTTCGTTAGCTGTCAGAGCCGCGCCCGTCCAACGTGTGTCGGTTGGGTTGTAGCCGATCTCGAAGTTGCTCGTGAGGTTGCCGACGCCTGCCTGGCCGTTGACTCCGTAGAGAGGACGGTAAGCGAGAGCGTAGCCGACTGGGCCGTTGAGAGGCTGGACACCAACGAGCTCGTTAGCGATGAGGTCAGGCATGATACGGCGGAGCATTGGCATGACGACGTTAGGGAGATAGTAGTCTCCGTTGTTCGTCGCGCCAGAGTATGGGACCGCGTAGTCACCATGCATGACGCCCTGAGCCGTCTTGGCACCAACGCGGGAGCCACCAACGACATCAGACTGGCGGATGCCTGCTTCGTTGAGCTGGCCCGTCATCTTGTAGTAGTTGCGAGTGTTCTCGAGGACCTGGGCGAGAGCGATCTTCATCGATTCAGACTCGATCTTCTTGCCAGACTCAAGAATCGCACCCCACTTCTTCAGAAGTTTCCGCTGATGTGGATCAGAGAGATAACTTGTGTTCATTGTACTGATTCTTTCTGTTCAGTTGTTTTGTTTGTTTTGGTTTGTCGACCACTCGGTCGAGCAAAATCAGGAAATCTCCTGTGACTGCGAGATCCAGAGCTGCATGAGGTTAGAGTCGATCTTCTCGGACTCGTCCAGCTCAATGTCGCCTTCGCTGTTGTACTTGTAGGACTCAGTCGTCTCAAAGTCCTCTTCAGCTTCCTCAACCTTGTCTTCCTTGTCGTCCTCGCCTTCGGCTTCAGCGACATGGCCATTATGGTTGCGGCCTTTGAGAGGGTCATCTTCCTTGACGTCCTTCTTGTCCTCGCAGCCTTCCTTCTCAAGGATGCTGCCGATCTCGGCCTCAAGGGTAGTCTCTTCTTCCTTGCTCTCCTCTTTCATCTCATCCTTGACGGACTCGAGGACCGTGTCGAAGTTGCGCTCGATGTCCTTGACGCTTGACTCAGCAAGGCGCTTCTTCATCTGGCGTGCTTCGTAGGAAGGAAGGTCTTTGGTCTTCGACTCGAGGAGCTCAAGCGCTTTGAACTGCTCGATCTTCTTGTTGAGGCTCAGAGTCTTGTTCATGGACTCGTTGAGCTTGACCTGGAGCTTGGCGATCTGAGTCTCGAGAGCCTTGCGGTCCTGGTTGAAGGACTCAGTGAGCTCGGCCTTCTTAGCTTCAACGGTGTCATCTGTGACAACAAGCATGTTCTTGAGCGACTCATGGATCTGCTCAAGCTTGCGCATACGGTCATAGTCAACGATCGTCTTCTTAGGAAGGACAGACTCAACATACATGTCCAAGAAGTTGCTGACCTTCTTAGAGACCTTCTTGCTTTCGTTGATCGCGGTGATCTTGTCTTGGATCTTCGCGGACAGCTCAGCGTTCTCGGTCTGGTGGGCCATGATGCTCTCGAACACCTTCTTGTATTCAGCTTCGAGCTTCTCACTCACGACCTTCTTGGTTGCCTTGACCGTAGCTTCGCGCTGCTTGGCCATCATTGACTCAAGCCCAACGATGAATGTGTCGAGGCTTCCCTTTTGAGCTTCGTTGAGCGTGACGCCAGCATCTGCAAACGCAGTCAGCAACTTGGCGTAGCTCTCTCTGATGTTTTTAAGACTCATGTTCGTTTCTACCTTTGTTCGGCTGAAGTTATTTACTTCGGAGCCGTTTCGTTTGGTTGCTAGATTTATTTACTTTGGTGCGGTGCGGTCAGTCCTCGACGACTCGGATGTAGACTGTGTCTTCGTCATTCGGGTCAGCGGTTCCGTCATCAATTCCTTGGCTGCGCTCATACTCGCCATCCCAAAGTGAGACGATCTTCCAGTCAACAGGAATGCCTTCGGTGTCGCAGAACTTGATGGTGTCATGAGGGTTGAACTTCTTGAGCGCTTTCATCAAGTCGCCGACAGAGACGATTTCAGGCTGGACTGACGTGTCATAGACGACGTTCTCCTCAACCTGGGCATCTCCGCATTCGTCACAGTCTTCATCAGCGTACTCAACCTCGTTCAGCTTCTTAGACTTCTGCTTGAGGAATGCCGCATACTGGGCGTTCTTGGCTTGGTCAAAGCTGTTGACTTGGCTGCGGAGCTTGGCTGAGCCTTCTTTCCATCCGACTTGCTGCGCAGTGCTGATGATGTCTTCGTCGAACTCGATCGCGCGGTACTTGCTGAACTCGATCTTCTTCCATGTTCCGCCAATTGTGTAGAGAGTGAAGCGCTCATACTCGTCAGGCGAAAGCTCGCGTTCCTTGTCTGTGCCAACGTAGGCGAAGAGGTGGTCTTTGCCATCTTGGACGCGTGTCACAAGCTTGTCGTCAGCGGTGAAGATGTGGTCTGTCAGCACATCCTTTGTGATGGTAAGGTTGTAGCGCATGCCATCGGAGTAGGAAGCAGTGAAGTAGTAGATTGGCAGCGTCTGGTGGTATTGCTTGCGGATGCGCTCGAGGTTGTCGGACATCTCGTTGCTAGGACGCAGGCCAAAGTCTGTGCGGCTGTTGTTGGAGATGATGATCGACGGCTTGAGGCCAAGCGCATTCAGCTTGTCGAGGATGGTTGGGCCTTCGCAGTTAGACCAGAAGATCGTGCGCTCGGTGAGGCTTTGGATCGCGCCTTCATCTGCAACATAGTAGGCTTCAATGCCTTTGGTGATCTTCTTGAGGCCCGACTTGGAGACGAAGCCGTTTGCTTTGGCGCGTGCCATCTCTCCATTGGTCATCTCTTTCGTCCCAAGGCACTCTGAGATGCCAAGGACTAGGATTGCGCGATTCTGGCCAGCTGATGCCTCATTGCAAAGCTGCGCCCATTGCTCAATGTCTGCGTACATGTTGTTCTGCCTTTCGTGGTCACCAGCTGTAGGTGCCTTCAATGTCAATAGGGATGTAGTAGAGGTGAAGCTTGTTGCCAGCTGCAAGGTCACCCCAGTTTGGATCTTTCTTGGCGTTCTTGCTGGTAAGGAAGTGCACATCGTCCTTCGTTATGCCGAACTTGGCGAATGGCTTGGCGACTTCGCTTGGGCCAAGGTAGCGCTCAGACTTGAGGAGGCATACGAATGGGTGGTCTTCGCGGAGCACTCGCTGGAGCTTCCACATCGACTCTTCACTGATGCCCATGATCTTGCGCTTGTGCTCAATGATCTGGTAGCCCTCATCCTTGCCATCAAGGACATACATCTGCATGCCACCTTTGGCCGCATGCTCGTTCAGCATCCTGTAGAGGAGCTGCTTTGTGGTGAAAGAGAACATCAGGAGACCTTGATCGGGATTACGAAGTAGTGGCGCGTCTCTTCGCCGTTCTTAGAGACCATGCGAGGAGCGGTGATTGTGCCAAGATGGTTGATGCCAAGGTTGTTTGCTGCAGCAGTGACCGCATTGATGACAGCCTTCTGCATAGTGTCTGCATCCTCATCAGCGTAATAGTAGTAGAAGACGTAGAGGTCAGCGCCTTCAGTGAAGAGCAAGTCCTTGAGCTTCATGTTGGTGCCGTCCATGACGAGCTTGTCCTTCATGTAGTCAAGCTGGCGCGAGACGGTTGGGTCTTCTGCGTTGAAGATCCAGATTGGCGTATAGCCTTCTGGAGTTGTGCGGCGAGCGGATTGCGGGAGGTTCTTCCAAATCGCTTTGGTCAGAGTCTTAGTGAGTTCAAGTTCGAACATGGTCAGCCTTCGATGATGTTGTTGAAGAAGTCGGTCAAAGCTGCGCCAAGATGCTCAGCCTTCTTAGTCTTGATGTTGGTGTTAGGCATCTTCGCAAGCTTGCGCTCCATGACGGTGTAAGCCTGCTCGACGAACTTGCCATGGGTGTTGCACAGCCATGACTTGCTCTCAAGGATGCCGTTGACGAAGCGGTTGCCATTTGAGGTGCACATCTCGCCGATTGATGGGTTGAGGACCGCGTCAAGCGTGACGAGATGCAAGTCAGAGACGACTCCAGTCTTCTCATCGACCGTTCCCATCGCGCGAGAGCTGACTCCCCATTTTGTGCCGTAGTTGGTGAGCGCCGCAAGCGTGTCTCCGCAAACCGTTCCTTTGATGCCAAACTTCTCATCCGAGCAGAGGATGACTGCTTCACCGATCCATTGCTTCGAGTCTTCTTCGAGAGAAAGGATTCGAGCGCAAGCACGAGCTGGATCGATCTCACAACTTTCCGGGTGTTCCAGCTCCATTATGGCACGATCAGTCTTGACCATCTCTTCGATGAAGCGGTCAACTTCAGGCTTCAGCTCATAGTATGGATAGATGCGCTTGTTGCCGTTGCGCTTCTCCGAAACCATGAAGATGCCACGGAACTTCATCGTCCGAGGCTTGGATGGGTCATAGTCCTCCTTGATCAGCTCGATCTCAGGGGAAGACTCGGTGATCATGCGTAGAACTTTGTTGCTTGCCATGTCAGTCATTCCTAGATAGCTTTATTTACTTCGCTGCTGCGCCGGGAGCTAGCAGAAAGCGAAGACAAGACAAGCCAGACCGAAGTCTGGCTTGCTAGTGGATGGCTTATCAGAGGCCGAGCTCTTCCCATGAAGAACCGGTGCGGCCAATGACGAAGTCGATCATGATAAACTCGACCGTCTTGACAGGCTTGACGCCAATCGCGACATGGAGCTCATTGCGGTCGATCGTGTCCGGCGTGTTGTTAGACTCGTCGCAGACGATCTTGTAGTCGTACAGGCCGCCGCCAACCTTCGCTTCGTTGAAGTACGGGTTGAGGGCATCGACGAGGCGCTGGCGGAGGTAAGCCGTATTGCCTTCGTAGAGGAAGTAGCGGCTGACCTGGTAAGCGGCGCGCTCGAGACGGAGGAGCAAGCGGCGGACATTGATGCGGTCGAGAGCGCTTGGCTTGACCTGCAGTGTCTTCTGTCCTTCAAGCACGATTCCGTCGTTCGGGTACTGGATCGCATAGTTCATGGACTTCTCATAGATCATCCCGGCCTGTGGAGGTGTTGGGCTGAATGCGACGTCCGTTGCGGCAATGACTCCGCGGTTGAGGCCAGCAGGAGCGTCCCAGTAGTTGAAGTTGACGTCCGTGTTGATGTAGACTCCCATCGCCTTGATAGAAGGTGGGCACCAGAAGAAGTCTCCGGAGTAGTCATCCGCAGTCTCGAACCAGTCGATGTAGAGCGCACCGTAGTTGGTGTTGAGTCCTGACATGAACTTGAGGTTCGGCAGGATGTGCTCGTCGATCGTGTTGCTTGGCTTGGATGGGCGGATGATCTTCTTCTGTCCTGCGATGACCGTAGGACGAAGGCCGTCAGCGATGAACATGCAGTCTTTGCGGATGTTCTTGCAGAAGTTGTCAAGCTTCTGCTCAACAGCCTTCCAAGTCTTGACTGCTGGTGTGTTGCTGTTCGACTTCCACATCGAAGCGTAAGTTGTGCCGTCTTCCATGCAGCCATCGAGGTCATACTGGAAGGACTCACCGTGGACAGCCTTGATGAAGGACGCGATGTTAGCGAGACCAGCATCAGGGACGATGTCGATCTGGCGCTCATTGATGTCGGTCACCTTCTCAAACGCCTTGTTCATGCCGTCGTAGATCGACTTGGAGATGGAGATCTTCTCTTCGACCTGTGCTGCGTAGAAGCCGCAGTCACCAGCATTCGATGTTGGGTGCATGACCAGCATGTCGAGCTCATCTTTGTACGCCTTCTTCGCTGCGGCTGAGCCAAAGCAGTTGGAGAAGATGTTGATGTACTCAGACTGGTTGTTGACGATCGTGTCGATGAACGTTGTGACGCCAGTTGTTGGGTCCTTGTCATCGCGGTTCAGAGATCCGCAGAACGCTTCAACAGCTTCAAACTGGATCTTGTTGCCTTCGCCTGGGTCCATGTACGTCTTGTAGACCACAATGCCGATCTTCTTGAGGTTGTCACGGTCGAAAGCCTCGAGCTCACTGTTGTACTGGATTGGCGAGAAGAAGCTGTTTGCCTCAAACGAGACCGTGTCAGGCAAGCCATCATCACCGTCTTCAGCATGGTAGTTGCCGTACTGGTCAACTGCAGCGGCGATCGTTGCGATTCCGCTTGCACAGTCAGCGACAGGCATCGTCATGTCATACTGGGCATAGTCATCGAGGTCAAACTGGCGGACACCAGGAATTGCCTTGATGAGCGAGGTGTAGAGAGTTCCATCAAGGATGTCACCAGACGCAGTGTCGCGGTACTTGAACGTCACAATGCCCTCAGTGTAGATCTTCGAAGCGTCGAAGCTCTCTTCTTCGATGTACTTGTCCTTGTAGATGTAGCTGCCTTCAGCGTCCTTGTAGCTGTTGATCTGGAACTGGCAGATCTCCGTAGTGGTCTCGCCGGCAAGAACTCCAAGGATGACTGTACGAGGTCCAATCTCGTCGAACTCGGTGCCTTCGTAGTCAGTTGGGTCACCATAGTACTCAGCTTTCCACTTGCTGTTGTCAACTTTCACCTTTGCGGCCGAAAGTGCGCCAGGCTCGTTGAGGAAGTCTTCGACATGGCCAGCCGCCTTGTTGAGCTTCTTGATCCAGTCTGTCTCGATGGCGTCCATCTGAGACTTGAACATGACGCCGATTCCTTCGGAGTCGGACTCGATCACGCCAGATGCCAGGACTTCGTCAGAACCGGCCTTGATCTTGTTGACCGTCGAGAGGTCATTTGCGACCGTCTGGCTTTGGATGCGGTAGTTCTTGTAGACAGAGTTGAGCTGGCGGACAAGGTCAGTGTTGTAGGCTTGGTTGCCAGAAAGCTCTCCTTGAGTTGCGTCGACCGTCGCCGCGTAGATGCCAGCGTTGCCAGAGAGCTGCGTCATGACTGGACCAACTGCCTCGTAGTACTTGGCGTCCTTGGCGTCGACCTTGATCATCTTCTGGGCATAAAGGGCATTCGCCGCTGTAGTGACAACCGGGACAATGCCGAGGAGCTCGCGAGCTTTGCCCTTGCGGATAGAGCCCGTGCGGTCAGCGCTTTCATCGATCTTCTTGTAAGGAGCGCATGTTGTGTCGACGATGACGAAGGTGCCGTTGCCGACCTTCTTCTCATTCGTGCGGTACTCATCGACATCTGCAAGGTCCATGAGGTAAGGAGTTCCGCCAGTCGTGATCTCACAGACCTTGTCGACAGAAGTGTCAACATTAGTGATAGCAGCGAGGTTTCCACCTGCGACCGTAGCAAGATCCTTTGTGGTCTGCTCGACGTTCCACTTGTAGGCGACCATCTTCTCAAAGGACTCGTTGTCGTATGGCAGACGAGCCGCAATCAGGCGGCCATTGTTGTTGAGGACCTCACATGCGGCGCTGTAGAAGTAGCGCTCAGCCTCATTGTCTGGTTCGCCGTAGTAGTTGATGAATGCCGAACGGGATGTGAAATCCATTGGCTGGTAAGCTTCGCCCTTGTTCGCGAAGCCCATAACATAGCAGCCTGTGCCAGTCATGGCTGGGCTGTACTGGCTCTTGTCGATCTCCTTGATCTCAATGCCCGGGGCTGTGATTGTCCGCATGATTGTTAGTTTCCTTTGTAAGTCTGAGACGTGGTCTTGGTTTTATTTACTTCAACGCCCGCCATGGCTTATGGCATTAGGCCTTCAACACCTCTTCTGTCACGTTGGCGCTTTGGTTAGTCACCACAAAGTCTAGGACGATGTATTCGATGGTCTTGACCGGCTTGACGCCAATCGCGACATGGAGCTCATTGCGGTCGATCGTCTCTGGAGTGTTGTTTGTGTCATCACACTTGATGACGTACTCCAAGATGCCGTTTCCATCGACAGCGGCCTCAAAGATTGGGCGGATGGTATCAACGAACTTCTGGCGCAAGTATGCAGTGTTGCCTTCGTAGAGGAAGTACTTGGCGTAGTACTTGACGCGCTTCTCTAGGTAGAGCATGAGACGGCGCACGTTGACACGGTCGAGCGCTGTCGGAGTGCGCTGGAACGTGCGCTGGCCTTCAAGCACAATGCCATCGATTGGGTAGTTCTTCGCGTAGTTCCAGGTGCTGCTGTAGATCTTGCCAGCTTCGTCCTCGATTGGCGTGAAGGCACAGTCGATCGCATCCTGTATGACACCACGGGTCATGCCGGCTGGAGCATCCCATGTATGGAAGTATGTGTCGGTGTAGCAGTAGACGCCAGCAGCCTTGATTGATGGAGGCAGCCAGATCTGGCGTGTCTCGTCGTAGGCGTCAGTCGCATAGAACCAGTCGCAGTACCCAGCTGAGTATGAAGAGTTGACTCCAGACATGAACTTCAGCTTAGGGTTGATGGACTTGGCGATGCTTGAGCCAATAGCGGTTGGGCGCACGATCTTCTGGTCGCCATCAAGGCAGAAAGGCTTGAGGCCATCTGCCAAGAACATACAGTCCTTGCGAGTTGACTTGCAGAAAGTGTCATACTTCTAGATGATGCTGTACCAAGCTTCAGATTGGCTGGAGTTGATGAGCTACCACACGAAGTCTGTGGACATCGTTGGGTTCAACGTAACGTACTGCGCGATGTTCGAGACGCCAGCATCAATGACAAGGTCGATGACTTGGGTGTTTGGGTCTTTGTTGCGGTCAAAGATCGTCGTCAGAGGCTTGGCGATCGAGTTCAAGTAGCTGATCTTCTTCTCAGTCTGGGCCTCAGTGAAGCCAAGTGCTGTGCCAAGCTGGTCCTTGATGAGGATTGTGTCGGCGGCTTTCGGCATCCGGACATTAGAGAAGAAGTTGATGTACTTGGAGTTGGCGTTGATGATGCTGTCGATGTAGATGCTGGACTTGCTGCTTGGGTCAATCGCACTGCGGTCAAGCGAGCCAACATACGACTCGACGACGGAGAAGTTGATCTTGTTGTCATTCGCCGTGTCACAGAACAGCTGGACCACAACAACGCCAATCTGCTTGAGGTATTGCCGGTCTAAGTACTGCGAGCTGTAGTTGTTCAGCAGAGGAAAGAGGCTTGCAGCTTCTTTAGCGAGGCATTGGCCATCGATGGTGCCATTGCTGATTGGCAAGGCGTAGTTCTCCGGCTTGAACTCAAAGCCAATCGTGCGCTATGTGTTGCGGAAGTCGGTGATTGGCTGGTAGCAAGAGAGGTTTGTTGTGACTTCAGAACTGAGCTCGCCATCGACTCCTTCAATTGCGCTGATGAGCCCCTGGTACATCATGGCGTTCATCGCTGTCGTGATGATAGGCATTACGCCCAAGCACTCGCAGCTCTCTAGAGTGACCTGGTCGTCATCATAGATGTCGATCTTGCCGTACTTCTGGCGAGAGATGTCGACGATGCGGATCTTGTTTGGCTGGAGCGTATGGGCATTGACTTTGAGCGCGTCAAGCGCATTGATGCCAAGCAGCCCTCTTCCTGAAGTCGTGTCAGCTGCGATCTTGACGTAGGACTTGATCGTAGGGTCAACTGCTGAGAGGTCTCTGTTGTACTCCTCATTCCCTTGGGCGCTAAGGTAGCTGATTGTTGCGTCAAGGCTGTAGTCGCAGTAGGAGTAGCTGTCCTTAGAAGGATTGTCGTAAGGCAGCTTGGACATGAGGAGGACGCCGCCTTTAGAGAGCACTTCGACACCGGCATTGTAGAAGTAGCGCTCAAACTCGGTGCTAGGCTCTCCGAATGTGTCTTTCAGAGTCTGGCGAGTGTTGATCCACTGCGTCGTGTAGTCTTCACCTTTGTCGGCGAAACCGCAGATCAGGCACGCAGGAGCATTAGGCAAGCTGTAGTCTGGCTTGTTGTTGTATTGAGACCGGTCGATCTCATTGAGCTCAATGCCCGGGCTGTTTATGGTTCTTGTCATGCGCCGTCTCTCTTGAAGTTGGTGTTCGATGGTTATTTACCCAGCTGTTTGCGTGCGCGCGTACAATATGGATGATGGTACTTACAGTCTACTCAGCCAAGTTTGATGAAAGCAGCGGAGCCGC